CTCGGCGATATCGCAATCGCATCCGGGGTGAAGCGGGAGAAGGTCGGCGGAGCGGTAGCGCTGCGTCGAAGCGGTCGCGCAGAAGCCGCACGACTTCCCGGTGAGCACTCGCCGGTAGCCGACGACGTGCGGTCGCGAGCGGGCACCTTCGTCCATCGCCGCCCGGTTCGTGAGCGACACGTCGGTCTTCGCGGTCTGCACCGCGCGGGAGCGTCCCGCGGCCATTGCCTCGTCGAAGGTGGCGCCGGCGGCGATCCGGCGGCGGGCCTCCACGATCGAGCGGTTGTAGACGGTCGGCGTCGGCAGTCCCAGCCGGATCTCTGGCACCTTGGGCACGAGCTCGGCCGGGAGTCCGAGCGCCCGGTCGTTCGCGTTCATGTACGCCGCGGCGAGCGTCGCGGTCTGTGCCTTCGCTTCGTCCACCACCACGCCGGCGGCGGCGGAGAAGCGGGCCGCGGCCACGTCGTCGAGCCCGGCGAACTGATCCCACTGTTCGCCGACGAGCTCGCCGGTCGTGTCCTGTAGCGCGACGAGCCGGAGGTGGTGCGCCTGCTGAATCCGCACGAGCTCGTCGTCGGCGTCGGCCACGGGCTACGCCTGTTCCGGTGGGACTCCGGTCGCCGAGATCGAGCGCCGGCGGAGCTCCTCGGCGGTCGCCGTCGCGAGCCGAGCACGCTCGGCGGCGTTCGCCGCCATGCCTTCGAGCTGCATCTGTGCACGCATCGCGGGGAAGCGCTCGATCTGCTCCGGCGTGTAGCCGAGCTCTTCCCATAGCTGCGGCGCCGGAACGTCGAGATCCTTCTTCTTCGTCACCGCGTCTACGTGCTCCGACTCGGTACGAACCTCCGGGTCGCGCCAGATCGTTTCCATGCCGACGGCGCCAGCCAGCTCGGTGTTCCCTGACACTTTGCCGGCGAGCCGCATCACCTCTTCCCAGCCGGCGCCCCATCCGCGCGACTTCCTGCGGGCCTTCGCCACCAGCCCGGATTCTGCCGACTTGATGGATTCGCCGGAGAGCCGATCGGCCGACGCGCGGAGGTAGTGCGGCGGTGTCGCCGAGATTGACGCGATGTGCTGCACCACGAGCTCGATCGAAGCCACGCTCGAGGAGAGGTCCGCGGCGGCGAACTGGCCGAACTTGGCGTTTTCGGATTCGAGCCACCAGAGCTTGCCGGGTCCGCTCTTGAAGTCGGGCGGAACGGTCGCGCCGGTCGGCTTCCCGGTCTCCGGGTCGAGCACGTCGTCGGGCTCGTAGCCGGTGAGGTGCCGCTGCGGAAACGCCGCGAACTCCGACGCCACGAGCATGTCGGCGAGGAGTTTGTTCACCGCGTCCTGTAGCGGGATGATGGGAGCGATCTCGGAGTGGATTCCCCATCCGGTACGACGAGACCGCGAGAGCCTCGGCCGGTTGAGGAACTCGACGACGGGCACCACGCCGAGCGGGTTCGTCATCGCGCCGGAGCTGTTGAGCGCGTCGGCTTCGTCGGTGAGATCTTCGATCGTCCACTGCACGCGGGCCGCGTCCACGAACTCTCCGGAACGCTTCGACTTCGAGCGGAAGAGGTAGACCGATTCGGGGAAGAAGAGCTCGGCGTGCTCGTAGCCGGCGTCGTCCATGTAGGTACGGAGCGCGGCGGTGCGTTCCCGGCGGCGCTTCGGGTGACACTCGACGACGGTCGAGAGGGCGGAGTCGACGGTGATCTCGGGCACGTCGTCGGCGGCGCCCTGCCACGTGGTCACGTAGAACGCTCCGGACACGAGTCCGTCGAGGTGGCCGATCGAGCTCTGTAGGTCGAGCTCGTTCGCCTCCCATATCCTCTTCGCCTGGTCGTCGGCGCCGGCGGCGGTCGAGCTCACTCGGAAGCCCTGCACCTCGAGCCGCTCTTCGACGGCGTTCGCCACGACTCCGCACCAATTGTCGGCAAACGCGCCGAAGAGACCGCCGAACGCTTCGAGGAACTTCTGTCCTGCAAACGCCAGATTGTGCGCGCCGTCGTAGTAGTCGTTCGCCTTCGTGATCGCCGGCCGGCGGTGCACGAGCTCGGCGTGGAGCTTCCGGAGTACCTTCATCGGATCGCGGGTGTCGGCCATCGGTCCCTCCCTAGGCGCTGCCGCCGGAACGGCGCCGGCGCTTCGGTTGCGCGCGGAGCATCGCCCGCGACATTGCGTTCACGAGAGCGGCGATCCCGTCGATCCGGTTCGCGCTCTTCCTCTTGTCGGGCTTCGTCGGCTTGATGTTCCCGGCCGGGTCTTGCATCACCTCGGCGCACGACGCCATCCAGCGGAGCACCGGGTTTCCGCCGTGCCGAAGCAGCGGGCGTTCCGGTGTCGAGCCCATCACGACGCGCTCGACTTCTTTCGCCGGAGCGTTCAAGGTGAGGTAGCCCTGCCGGGTCGGGATCATGGTCATGCCGTCGTTCTGCATCTCTTGGACTGTCTCGGTCGCGTTCCACGGGTCGTAGGCGACTTCCGCAACGGTACAGCCGAGCCGGTCAGTCCACGCGGACACGTCGGCGCGGAAGCGGGCGTAGTCAACGACGTTGCCTTCGGTGAACGTGATCCATCCGGCGCGGTTCCACTCGCGCAACGGGACGCCGGTGAGTCGAGCGAGGTCGTCGACGCGCTCCTCCGGAATCCAAAAGTGCGCCCACGTGAGGTAGCCGAACTGCCCGTCGTCAAGCTCGTCGGGAGCGAGCCACACTGCCGCCGTGAAGTCGGTTGTCGAGGAGAGGTCGAATCCGAGATACGCGGTCCGATCCTTGAAGTCGGCGACGTCGATCGAGCCGGCGGCGGCATCCCATTTGTCGAGCGTGAGCCACGCGATCGACTGTTTCGTTCGTTTGCCGAGGTGGAGCCGAAGGTAGCGGTTTAGCTGCGCGGGGCTGTTCGCCGCCTCCCGCGCCTTCGCTTCGAGGTAGTCGGCGGTGACGGTGAAGCCGATCCCAGGGTTCGCCGCTTCGAGGGTGTCGAGCTCGAATGGAGCTCGTGCGAGCTGCTCGTCGGACGCGGCGAACACGACGCCGTAGAAGGTCCGGTCGACGATCACGCCGGCGGCGAGGTTCTCCACGTACGTTCGCTTCGTGTCATAGATCGAGCCGGTTCGGCCTTCGTCGGCGGTGGTGATGAACACGACTAGCGGTTGAGCTCGAGAGCCGGTTCCGGTTTCGAGCGCGTCGATCGTGTCAGGCGTTCGGTGGACGTGCACCTCGTCAACGATCCCGCCGTGCACGTTCAAGCCGTGGAGGTTGCCTCCCATGTCGGCGGCGAGGGGACGGAAGATCGAGGTCGTGGTCGGGTTCTGCAGGTAGCCCTTCGTGATGCCACGAACGCCGAGCTTCTTCCGGAGCTCCGGCGATCGCTCGGCCATGACCTTTGCCGGTTGGAACACGATCTGCGCTTGTGCCTTGTCGCGGGCCGCGGCGTACACCTCGGCGCCTTCCTCGCCGTCGGCGAACGCGAGGTAGAGACCCAGCCCGGAACACTCGGTCGACTTGCCGTTCTTGCGCGGCTTCTCGAACCACGCCGTCCGGATGATCCGAAGCCCGGTCGTCGCGTCGAGGAGCCCGAACACGGGAGCGATCTCGAAGTGCACCTGCCAGTCGAAGAGCCGCAACGGCCGGCGCGCCCACGTCCCTTTCGTCTGTTGCAATCGGCCGAGCGCCCGCACCACGCGCTCGACCTTCGCCGGCGAGTAGATCACGTCGGGGCCGACGGGGAGCGGCGACACGAGGAGCGGCGCGTGCCGGTCAAGCCAGCCGGTGTCGATCACGAGCCCGGCGTCGACGAGCTCGGCGACGTGCTCGGTGATCGCGCGCCACGCTTCGGCCTCGGTCGGCACCGCGACCGGGAAGTCAGTCGAACGCGTCGCCGTCGTCATCGTCGCCGATCCCAACCGCGCCCGGTGCGAGCGGGATCCGAAGTCGGCTAGTCGGAGTCAGGTAGAGCTGCACCGCGGCGGCGAGCATCGTCCGGTTCGCTTCCCGGTACACCTGCCACGCCGGGTTCTTCACTGGCACCTTCTCCCGATTGAGGATCGTCACACCTTGGGCACGGAGCTTCGCCTCCGCCTCCATCATGTGACCCCACGCCGTCACGTACGCGGTCAGCACACCGCGGTCGACTTCGGCCAGCACGCCGGCGTGAGCGAGCTCCTTCGTGATCCGCCTCCACTCGGCGAGCGACATTGCCGACAGCCCCTTCGGCGCCGCCGGAGCCTTCGGCGCCAGCACGAGCCGACGCGCCTTCGTCCCATCCGGAGCCCGAAGAGGCTTCGAGCCGCGGAGCTGCCGAACGTTGTCCGGTGCCGGAACTGGTCCTCGAGCTCCCATCGGATCACGCTCCCTTCGGCGGTTGAGCCCGCGAGGTGAGGTGCCACGCTCCACAGCTCGGGCAGAGGTAAACGCGCACCGGCCGATTCGGTCGATTGCTCTTCGAGTATTCGGCCAGCTTCGCCCGGGCCACGAGCTCCGAGAATCCGCGCTTACCCTTCGGGCAGACGATCACGCCGGGATCCTTCTTCGGTCGCCGGCCTCCGAGCTCCGCATCGCTCGCCGTCCGAGGTCGGGAGTCCACCACGCGAGAAGCCTTCCACGTCCGCGGCTCTTCCGGTTCGCTGCGCTGCTCGAGAGCACGTTCGGCCTTCCGCCGCGCCGAGAGGTTCCGGCCGGGCCGCTTGTGCTCGGTGTGATTGCGCCGGGGCATGGCCGGGATCGTAGCCGAGCACCCCGGTTCCGAGTCGGAAACTGGTCCCGGCGTCAACGCGCA